AGTACTGAGATGCTTCACAGGTTTTCCGTCATGGCCTGCTGATAGGGGAGCTTCACGCCCACGAGGCGGCAGGCAAGCCGCGAGTAGTGGATGGTCTGACCGCGCAGGCTCGGCGCGTTGGCCTGTACCTTGTAGAAGCGCGGCAGCCCCAGGTGGGGGCCGAACTCCGTGACGAGGTCCTCGAGTGTGGGCTCCACCATCCAGCGGTCGAGTGCCACGAGGCCCTTGAACTGATCGGGCTTGATGGCGTCGAGCTTCAGCGGCGTCTTCATGTCCTGGCCATCGATCAGCATGACGCAGATGGCGCCCCCGTAGAGGCGCGACCACTTCACCGTATCGTTGAGGGCATCCCATACGCCGAGGGTCGCGGCCTCGGTCTCGATGACCTCTTGGTCGCTGGGGTCCATCTCGCAGAGGAACTCCACGCCGGCCCGCGTCATGTCGTCGGCCACGCAGTCAACGGCGACCCCACCCAGCCACGAGCCGCGGTGAATCCATTCCAGCCCCAGGCGGTTGCGGGTCACTGGATTGAAACCGTAAGTGCCCGAGGTGAGCGCGTTATCGGCGCCCACGCCCAGCTTGTGGGCGAAGTTGACAAAGCTGTCGAAGGTCTCGACTCCGTTGAGCTGGGTGCCCGTGTGGAGGTCCTTGAGGGCGCGGGCTTCGGCGCGCTTCGCATCCCGCACAGCTGCGCGGATTGAGGTCTTTGCCATTGCGGCTCCTTCAGGTTGGGTAGCTATGTGCGGCGCTCTCGGCCCAGTCTTCGACGATGGCCTCGCGGCGCTCGCCCATGAGGGTGATGGGCTCGTCGAAGGGCTCGATCTGGTCGAAGATCGTGTAGAGGTCGCCGGCTCCATAGCCGAGGGTCACGTGGGGCCGGTAGTTGGGGTAGTCCCAACTTGCGCCGATCTTCTTGTACTCGGCGTGCCTGGCTTGAAGCTGCGGGCAGTCCACGCAGAGCACGAGGGCGTCACCAAACTTCTCGATGCTGCGGCCACCGGGTGGCACCACCATGCCCGCGCTCATCACCGGCAAGCGGTCCTGGTTGATCGGCGTCTTGCTGTAGGCCACCGTGATGTGCGGCGCGTAGGCAAGGCTGAGGCCATTGCGGGCCGCCCAGTTGGCGAGCGCATCCTCGCTGATGCCCGACAGGGGAAAGCTCGCGTAGAGCGGCTGACGGGCGTCTGGCTTCTGCAGCTCGACGGAGCCTGTGAAGCTGTCCTGCGTATGCAGGTGCAAGTAGAAGCTCATGGCTTGATCTCCTTGGGCAAGATGTGGACGGGGTGGCTGCCTATGCCGTCCTCGCTCCATGCGAAGTTGTCCCAGGGTCGGCCGCCTGCCATCACGGCGTGCTGCTTGCGTAGGACTTCGTACTCTTCGAGGCTGACATAGAAGCTGACGGCGCGGAGCACATCGGCCTCGTGCTGGAGCGCCTTGGCCTTGGCCTCGCATACGGCTGCTGCCTGCTCCAGGTGCTTGGCCTGCTCACGGAAGCGGGCATGGAGGCGTTCGACCTCTGGGCTCACGCAGCCCTCTCGTCGCGCTGGATGATCTTGCCGCGCAGGTAGTCGAGGACCTCAGCCTTGTAGATGCCGACGGCCGGGTGGGCCTTCAGCATGGAGATGCCCTCGATGGCTGCGATGGCCTCCTCGAGTGCTTGCGGGTGCCGCTTGTAGAGGCCGCCCGCCAGCAGATCGCGAATCCGCATGATGGCGCCTGGGCTGGCTCCGCTCGTGACCCTGGGGGCCACTGGAGCCGTCATCCGGGCCTTGCCAGGCACATGGGCCTCGGCCTGGCTCTCCGACGCAGGGAAGGCCTGTTCCTGGGCTTCCTCGATGCCTTCGGCTGGCGCCTGGGTCTTCGTTTGCTTGGTTGCCATGGTTAGGCTCCTTTCAGTTGATTGCGTTAGCCCGATCCACCGGGCGGATTCTTTCCGAGACGATCCCATACTCCCAGGGCGCCCCGTCGTTGGATGTAGCCGTCGAGGCCATAGCGCACGCCGTCCCAGCAATGGTCGTGTTTCTGCACAAGGATCGGCAGCACCTGGGGCTGCCCGTGCTCGTCCACCAGCTTGGGGTCGACCTTGTAGCGCCACAGGAAGGCCTCGCGGGCGTGATGCACGCAGCGCGTGTGGATCACGATCTGGTTGAAGCTCCGCAGCGTGAGAATGCCGTCCTTGACTGAGCCATCCCATTTGTCGGCAGCCGAGATGGCGTAGCCCTTGCGCTTGATGGCCGAGATGGTCTCGGGCCGCGCCGCGTCAGCCTTGATTGGCCAGTCCTTGGCTTCCGGTACGTCGCCGTAGAACTGATCGTACTCATCGGTCTCCACATGATGCCCGTAGGCCTCATGGCTGATGTAGAGATCAGTGCCTGGGGCGCCTGGGCTTCGCACGGCTGCCGGCAGCATGAACATGCGGCTGAGCGTGGACGGGTCCGTGCTAAAGCCGAAGTCACCGCCGAAGAGGAGGCGGTCGGCTTGCTTCCACAGATCGTCTGCGAAGTCCATGACCACATACTTCTTGTTGAGCACGATGGCGGCGCTAATGCGTTTGGGCATGCCAAGCCAGATGTGCTCATACAGATGGTAGTCGGCGAGCTTGTCGGCTTCCATCTCCTCACGCAAGACTGTCGTGAAAAAGGGATTGCGGTCGTAGTTGACCTTGTGCACGATGCTGTTGGGTCGCTTGGCTTCGCAGAGCGTCGTGCTGTCATTGATCGGCGGCGCCTTCACGAAGCGCTGATACGTGGCATCGTTCTCATCGATCAGGTTGAAGGACACCCAGACTTCGGAGCCTTCCTTCCGCATGGTCGGTGTGAGACTCTGCCAGCTGTTGGCCGTGACCGTCTGGGCTTCCTCCACCCACACGATATCGATGCCTTCCATGGACCGGATGCCGTTCTCGGCGCCATGCAAGCCCTTGAAGATGAATTCGGCGCCCACGCGGGACTTGATACTGGCCTCCGTGACTATGAACCAGCTGTCCATGCCAAGGCGTGTGATGGTGTCCTTGAGCAGCTTGTGACTGGAGTCACGGATGCTGATCTGGAACTCCCGCGTGCAGAGAATGCGTAGCGGTAGTGCGCTGGCTAGCCGGATGAGGGCCTCAGCGAATGCCCAGGACTTGGCGGAGCCGCGACCACCCCAGTAGACCTTGTTGCGAGCCTTCTTGTAGTAGAGATCGCTCAACGGGTGATTGCGATCCAGTACGAGGCTCGGGCTATTACGGAACTCCGGCCTGAGGTCGCCGTGATCACTAATCGTCTGTATGGCGGCGGCGCGGCTTGTCTTGATCTTCTCCCGCCGCGCCTTCTCCGTCAGCGCCAGTATCAAGGCCTGCTTCGGCGGCAAGGCGCGCAATGATTGCATCAAGCTCATCGTCTGGTACTCCGCTAATGACTTCCACCGTGCTGATCTTCGGCGCGTAGTAGGGCGCCGCCGACTTCATGGCATCTACTCGCGTCTGGAAGTCGTAGGCCTCCGGCTCTTCGATGATGAGGCCGCGTTTGACTACCATGCGGTACATGGGCTCACCGCGGGCTACGGAGAGAAGCAGCTCGTGTGGCAGCAAGCCCTGCAGCTTCGCCTGCTCGATGGCTTGAGCGGCTAGCTTGTTCATGCTGCCAAGCGGGCGACCCGCCTTTCCCTTCTCCTTGGGCTTCTCGGTATTGCTCATATAGTTAATCTCCTAGCGCGGTACTAGACTCGAAACGCGTGTAGGCCTAGCAGGGCTCAACTGGCCGTACTAGGGGGCTACACTAGAAACTAATGGGGGTGGGCAAGCCCTTTCACGGTGCCCCGCTTTTCATGGCGCCAACCAGCCGAAGCATTGGGTGGAGTCCACAGGCTTGCCCAAACTGGTGGGAAGGCTAGGCGGCTAAGTCCTAGCTCAAGCTAGAGTCGAACGACTAGCCTACTTGCGTAGCGACTAGGCCGTTGGCCTCACTTGCCTTTCTGGCCTGGCTACAGGCTTCTTCCCGTTAACTTGCTAGTGGCCTCACATGAGAACCTACTCATCTTTCCATATGCCCAGTACTTGACCCGGCTCGGCTATGCGCACTTCCATTTGCTTGCGCTCGTTAGGCCACAAATGACTGCCGTGCCAAGCCCTGGCGTCGGCCTCCTTATATTGCTGAGCAACGGGCCACCGCTCTCGCATTTGCGCGCAGTGAGCGAGATGGTCGGCAAGACTCGCGGCTTGCACCAGGGCCTCTGCCTCGGCTTCTGATGCCGCCATGACTGCATACGAATCCCAGCCAGCTCCCGCCTCGAATAGATAGAGTTTCATGTCAGTGGCCGTAGTTGCAGCCTACCCACGTCTCGACACCAGCGACCAGTACTACGCGGTCGAAGAAGCCACAGCAGCCATCATTTTGGGCTTCCCTGTATGCGGCTTCCTGTTCGGCATTCCCGGCTGTGGCATGCCTGTAGTTATCCACGCAGTCGTGGTCGCACTCGGCGGCACACCACTCGTAGGCGTCACGCAGTGTAGCGAAGCTCTTCATGGCCGATGCACCACATCGCGCCAGCTATCGTTGTAGGTAGCGTCTCCACAGAGGTAGAGGCGCTCTTCCGTGGTGAGGCCCATATTGTCGAGGGCCTTGAACATGAAGAAGCGCTCATGCTCTTTTTCCTTTTCCGCCAGCTTGTCGCCGCGGTCCAGCTCAATGCGGATATCGAAGTCCAGCCGGCGCTGATGCCTTGCCTCTGGG